TAAAAGTTCATGGTAGTGGGCTACTTTACTTAATTCTTCTTCTAGTGCAGCCATAAAATCTGTATGCTCAGGAATAGGTTGAGGACTTTCCATCAACAATTTATAGTTCATTGTATGGTACATTAACTTACCTTCCAAATAAGAGCTAAAAGAGTCGTTGATTAGCATTTCTCTTTCCTCTTTCTTCATACAGCTACTCCTCGTACTGTTAATTCTTTGCGTGCTTTTACTCGCAACTTTCTTTCCCCAGAACGTAAGTCTGAGTCGTCCTTAGTACAAAGCTCTACTAACTCGGAAGTTTTTACTCCGGCAATCGGGAATACTCTCTTGCTCTTAGTTTTAGTAGCTTTGTTAAATACTTTCTCATCTCTTTTCCATTTTACAGACATACTATTCTCCTTAATAAAAACAATATTATAAGAGTTGAAGGAATGTTTGTCAAGAGTTATTTTCACTCGCCGCTGTTAAAGCGTTGTGATAATATTCCTCGTCTTCCTTAATTAAATTCATTTCAATATCAAGTAGCATATCAATACAGTGACGAGCTTTTCTCAAGTCTTCTACTGGTTGATTCTTGTCTCGAAATCGAGTAACATATTTAACAACCGTATGTTGTAAAGGGTCTAAACCGTTCTGCATACTATAATCCATTGGCTGAATCTTATATTTCTTGTAGTGGTCTCCGCCAATTTGAATATCCCAGCTATTAGACATTCCATTCTCTCCCTTCTTCTATTGCGTCTTGTGCACACTGAACATAATCTCTGTCTTCCTCACTCAGAACACTCCAGAACTTACTAATCTCTAAAGTAAGTTCATATACTAGTTCTTGAGTTTTAAGATGTTGATTTGCCTCCATTAACTGCTGAAGTTTATCCAGTCTTTGATTAATCACTTCCCTCATTGTTTTCTAACCACTCCTCTGCTGTAGTACCTTCACTCTCTGTAGTAGCTTCGCGATAGTACAAGATTAATTCCTTCTGTTGGCGCACGTACCGGCGCACTTCTTGAAAGTTTTCAGCCATCTTCTCATATCCGTCTGGAGTAAGTGCAAACACTACAAACTGACCATCAAGCATCTTCTCGATAATCTTCACTTGCTCGTCAAGGTTCTCCTCCGTAATGACAAAAAAATTGACGTCTAAGAGATCAATTTCCTGCGGCAGAGGAGGTTGGTAGATCCGAAGAGGTACTTTCTCCGTTACTGTTATTATTTTCGGTTCCGGAGGTATCGGAGCTTCCGGAAACTTCGGGAGCCACTGGCAACCCTGAAGTAGCAGGCTCGTCGTCATCAGCATCCATAAGTTCTTTTGTGTCATTTTCTAGTGCCCTAAATACTTTTGCAGTTCCGCCGTTAATTCTTTTTTCAATTAGACCAGGCTTTGCTCGTGCAAGACGAGTAAGATTATGGTCTTTAAATACTTTAAGGTAGTTCTGCTTTTCTTTGTTCAGCTCATTATTTCTTGCTGTGAGGTTGGACATTGCTGCTTCTGCTTTTTTTGCATTCTCTTCTGCATCTTTGAGTGCTTTTTGAGAAGTCTTGACTGCAATTTCCATCTGAACTTGGTTTTCTTTGAGGGTTCTGTTGTTTGCTTCGAGCTGAACAACTTTGTTTTCAAGCCCTGATACAGTGACTTTATGGTACGCAAAACCCCCTCCTGCTGCCATTAAAAACGCTAAGATGAGCCAAGGCATTACACTTCTTCTAAGCGTACCATGAGTCTTTCGGCTCGGTTCGTTACTTGCTTATGCCAGCGAGAGTCCCGTCCTTCGACGGCAGCCTTCGCCCAGTCGCCAGCTTCTAGTGCAGCGCAGAAGTTCTTAAACTGAGATAACCGTGGACGTCCCATATTGAACATCATATTTACCACAATTTCTTGAACTTCTCCTGGAAAGTCGTGCCACTTCGGGCCAAAAAGAACTTCACATTCGTCGATAGACGTATCCAAATCTTTTTCAAACGCTTCCCAAACTCGCTCTTCTGATACCGGTGTACCAACGGGTTGACCGTGTTCTGGATCATCTTTAGTAACAAGATGACCGACACCAAAAGTATCATACCCAAGATGGTCTTTATATATTTTATACTCGACACCTTCATCCACCTTTAAAGTTTCAAACACATTTTCTCTATTCACACACACTCCATTTTCTAATGGTAGACCTTTCAATGTCTTCCCATTCTCTGCCTTCAATATCATAGGCTATTAGTTTATCAGAAAGAGTACTTACATTTATCTTTACTAAAGTGTTTAGTGTATATGTTTTTGTAATCTCTCTTCCACTGTTTAAACTTTCAAACGTTATATCAACCTTGCCACTTTGCAACGCCTTTATAAGTTGTCCCACAGATCCTCTTCCTTTACAAAGATGCCATCAATCATCTTTCCCTTGCGATCTTTTATATCATCCCAAGCAACTTCGAGACACTCTTTTATATCAAGATTATTTCGTTCCATGATATTTATCATTACAACGAGCATATCTCCGATATCATCTCGAATGTCTTTTCCTTTACATATACTATCGCTTAGTTCGCCAAGTTCCTGTAGAAGTTTCAAACACTGGTCTTTATCGGTACTACCTTCAATAAGGTTTCTGTCACGATGCCAAGTTCGAATCCTGGAGATCATTACTTCTGCTACTCCGCGAGCCTCGCCATTCCACTTATCATTCATAAATATTGTATTCCTTGATACATTTCAGGGTGTTGTACCAAAAGCATGCTGCCATGGTAATTTGCGTATACTATACCGGCTAAAAGTAGCAAGCCAAATATTGTATTTCTAATTCGTTTCATTAGTCTCCCCAGACGTCCCCACCGTTTTCGATGAGAACTTCTTTGCACTGAAGTGCGATTTCCATATGTTCTTTTTGAGTTCCATTTCCTCCACGAAGCTCTACAAAGTGCATCCATGAACGTAATGTTCCTGTCATATATATTCTGCTTTCAATTAAGCCTTCAGGCAGTACGGCTCGTGCCTGTTCTTTTGCGATACCATTGTCGATAGCCCATTTATAGACTTCACTGGCCTTACTAATCATCTCTCTTTGTTTCTGATGCCAAGCAATTTCTAGCCCATCATTGTCGGCAGGAATACTGTTCTGCCTGTTTTTTGGATCTTGTAGTCGAGCTTCTCTTGTGACAAATTCTAAGTCTACCGTAGGGTCTGCGTAACGCTGGCTAAACTCCTGAAAAGAAAAAGAGCGATGGCGCAACATCTGCCGAGCAATGTCTCTTGTAGTTGTAATCTCCATACAAGCACTTGCCATTTCAAAGGGACTAAAATGTGCTTCTTTTTTCAAATACTTTAACAGCTTTGGGGCTGTCTTGGAATTGTTTTGGTTAGCGGGATTGCTAACACGAGCACAGTATGCTATTACGTCCATAGCATTTGGCGTTATCCAAATTAAATTTACCATTGAAATCTCCATTAATTAAGTGCATATTATACGATGTTCAGGCTTTTATGTCAAGAATTATTTAGCCGAAGGTAGTTGAGCAAAAAAAGTATTTGACACGGGAGGTTAAAGCCAGTATAATATACCCTGAAATTCGTACCAGACTATCTGTGCGTTTTTCAAAATCCGTAAATAAAACGATTGTTATGCTTCCGAAAGGGGCGAGTTCATCTTTCTTAAAAGGAGAAAACTTATGAATGCAGTAAATCTTGAAAAATTCTTTGTCGGTTTCGACAATTTAATCAACAGCCCGTTATATACCCAACAGGCTCCAGAATATCCACGCTATAACATTGAAAAAGTTGCCGAAGGTTACGTTGTGCAAGTAGCCGTTCCCGGTTGGAAAAAAGAACAAGTATCAGTGAACGTTCACAAAAATATTCTTTCCATCAAAGGAGAGAAGAAAGAAGATAGTGCTGGAAGAACCTGGGTACATAAAGGTATATCAGGAAAAAGTTTTGAGAAGCATCTAAAGCTTGACAACGCCTTAGAGGTCTCTGCCGCTTCCATGGAAAACGGAATGTTGACGATAGAATTAACGTATTCGCCCTCTAGTAAGCCCACATCAATACCTATTGGGTAACTTGGAGATTCAATGAAGAACTTCGTAGAAAAAAGGTGGGACGTGCTAGGGGCTATTATGCAATTAAGTGTGGTACTTTGTACCCCTGTTGCATTTGCAGCTCTTAGCTATTTCTCAGCCTAAAGACGGGAGGGGTCTTTCGAGACCCCTTTTTTATTATGATAGAACAAATATACAAAAATAAAAAAGCTATTTTATTTGCTACAGGCCCTTGCCTAACTCAAGAACAAATTTCTTTTGTCAGAGAAAACAAAAAAGATGATTTTGTTATTTTTGGATGTAACGATTCTTACCGATTTATTGATTATTTAGATGTTCACTACGCTTGCGACACTAAATGGTGGGACCTTTGGGGAGACAACTTTAAAGAAAGTAGGCCAGACTTGGAGAGCTGGACTCAATGTTCTCATAGCGCTAATAAGTTTAATATTAATCATATTCCGGGAACAGGGGGTGCAGGGTTAAGTTTAGATAAAAAGTTAATACACTTTGGCTCTAACTCTGGCTACCAGCAATTAAACTTAAGCTTTTTAATGGGTTGTCAAAAATTTTATCTTCTAGGATACACCATGAGAACTCTAGAAAACACACACTATTTCGGAGACCATCCTCCAGGCTTGCAGAAGAGAAGCCCTTATACAAAGTTTATAGAGAGTTTCAATACTATACAAAAAGAGATAAAACCTTTAATAAATGTGTGTAGCCCTGAAAGCTATTTAAATAGGATTTTTCAGTATACCCCTATCGAGGAAATTTTTAATGATTAAAATATTTGTTGGAACTTCCCAGAATGGAGAGGATGATGTTGCAGAAAAAACTTTAAAATATTCGTTGGAAAAACACACTTCAGAGCCTTTAGAAATTATTTTTATGAGAAATAGAGAGGATGGGTTTTACGGCCTTTTTAATTCTTCTAGATGGGCCACTCCTTTCACAAATCTTAGGTGGGCAATACCAGAGTATTGTGGGTTTTCTGGTAGAGCTATTTATATGGACGTAGATCAATTAAATTTAAAAGACATATCAGAATTATACAACGTAGATCTAAAAGATAAAGCACTTGCTTCTAGAGGGAATAGATTATGCGTTATGGTATTAGATTGTGAAAAAATGGAGTCTTTATTAGATCCTGTAACAGTTATCAAAAGAACGGGTAATTATGGGAATTTAAATTATCAAAGACTACTATCTCTATCCGAAAATATAGATCCTAGATGGAATTGTTTAGACGGAGAGGGGAGAGATATAGAAGACATATGGCATTTACATTTTACTAGCATGCCTACTCAACCTTGGAAGCCTTCTTGGTATAAGGGGCAGCACAAACAGCATCCTAGACAAGATTTAGTAGATTTATGGACAAATTATAGAGATGAAGCCCTTAAAAATTCTAATATGTAGTATATTCAGAGATTCAGAAAAGAATATTCCTAAATACTATAATCAGTTAATGGATTTAGTAGGGGGTACAGAAAATGTTTCTTTTTACTATTCTGCATATGAAAATGACTCTCTAGATGATACTTATTCTTCTTTGCTAAGTAAAGATTTTTCATCGTTCATTGACTATAGTATTAAATCAGAAACTCTTTTAACAAAAAAGTATGGTTCTAGTACTGATAAGCAAAGAGTTATAAATTTGGCCAATGCTAGAAATAAAGCTACTTTTTCTGAAGACTTTTATTTAAACTGTGACTATCTGTTATTTATAGAAAGCGATGTCGAATATAATAGTAATATATTAAATAATTTAATATCTTTTGCGACAGAATATGATGCTGATATAGTGTCACCCGCTTGTATAGCTAGTGGCCCTACAAAACTCGTTTGTAGAGATATCTGGGCAACTAGAAGAACCTCTGGGGAAGAATGGGGACAATTCTTCCCTAATTGCTCTACTAGGCAGCATGACATCTACTATTCTACTTTTGGTGGTTTCTGTTTGTATAAGATGGGGCCTTTTATAGAAGATAAAATTGTTTGGTCCGCTTTTAATAAAAGATTGTCTAAATATGATTGCGATACTGCGGTTATTTGCGAAGAGTTTCACAGATTAAAAAGGCATCGTATATTTATTATGTATGATAATATTATTAAACATCACAAAAAAGGGTTCATATGACTTGGCCATTGATTAAAAATTCAATTACCTGGAAAGATAGGTTTCTTTTATCAAAATTTATTATGACTTCAGATAAGTTTACTCAAGGAAGTAAAGTCAGAGCTTTTGAGAAAGAATGGAGTGATTGGTCGAATACTAAGTACTCTGTTTTTGTGAACTCGGGAAGCTCTGCTAATCTATTATTAACTTCTGCAGTTACGGAGCTGTATAAAATTGAAAAAAATGCAAAAATATTAACTTCTGTATCCACTTGGGCGACAACAGTTAGCCCCATTATACAGTTAGGGTACACTCCGGTTTTTTGTGATACCGATTTAGGTAATTTCTGCTTCGATTTATCTCATCTAAAAAAGTTATCAGAACAATATAAAGAAGAGATAAAGATTATATTTGTACCTCATTTACTGGGGTTAAAAGCTCCTGTATCTGTGTATAAAACTTTTTTCCCAAAAGCGATAATTATAGAGGATTGTTGCGAATCACACGGAGTCGAGGTAGAGGGGGAAGCAAGTACTTACAGTTTTTATTTTGGACACCACATGACAACAGTGGAAGGGGGTATGATTTCGACGGACAATAAAGAGCTATATAACTTGTTACTAATGAAAAGAAGTCACGGATTAGCCAGAGAAAGTTTATTTTTTGATAAATATACGCAAGAGAATACAGAAACTGAGGCTTCTTTTCTTTTTATGACTACGGGATTTAATTTTAGAAATTCCGAGTTATTTGCTCTTTTAGGTAGTTTACAGCTAAAAAAATTAGATAAGTGGATACAGGCAAGAAGAAACAACTATAAAAAATTTATAAATTTACTAGAAAATTACGATGAATTTATAATACCTGAAGATCAAAGATCAATAAACAGTAGTTTTTGTCTTCCTTTTATAGTTAAAAATAAATTGACATTAGAAAAGTTAAAGCAAAAGTTTGAAGATAATGGCATAGAGTATAGACCTATAATAGCGGGTAATTTACTTAAACATCCAGCATATAAATCTTTTGGAGTTTGTGAAGACTTTCCTAATGCCAATCTTATTCATTCTTTCGGAATTTATATAGGAAACAGTCAATTTGTGACAAATAAAAATTTTAAATGCTTAGAAAAGATTCTGGGGGAAATATGCAAAAAGTAGCTTTAGTAACAGGAGTAACGGGCCAGGACGGGGCATACCTTTCAGAATTATTATTGAAAAATAATTATAAAGTATACGGATTTATAGCCAGAAGAGTTAATCAATCTTACGAGAATTTAGAGTACTTAAATATTTTAGATAAGTTAAACTTTGTATTTGGGGACTTAACTGATCCCTCCAGTATAAATAATGCTATTAAAAGCATTAGACCTGATGAAGTATACAATTTAGGGGCGATGAGTTTTGTAGGACATAGCTGGGTGCAGCCTATATATACTACAGAAGTAAATGGTTTAGGAACTCTAAACTTTTTAGAGGCTATTAAAAACTTTTCCCCTGAAAGTTCCTTCTATCAAGCTAGTACTTCTGAAATGTACGGAAATAATTGGGATGAAGACCTCTTTCAGAGAGAAAGTACTAATTTTAGACCAAGATCTCCCTATGGAACTGCCAAAGTATTTGCACATAATACCGCAGTAAACTATAGGGAGAGTTATGGTTTGAATGTTTGCTGTGGTATACTTTTTAACCATGAAAGCCCTTTAAGAGGATTGGAATTCGTAACTAGAAAAGTAACGGATGCGGTTGCAAAAATACATTTAGGACAGCAAAAGTATATAGAACTGGGAAATTTAAATTCAGAAAGAGATTGGGGTTTTGCGGGAGATTATGTCAAAGCTATGTACAAGATGACTTCTGAAAAGTTAAACGATGATTTTGTAGTAGCAACAGGAAAATTATACTCTATAAAGGATTTATTAAGAATTTCTTTTAATTCTATTGGTATACAAGACTATTCTCGGTATATAAAAATAAATCCAGACTTTATTAGACCTGCTGAGGTGCCTTATCTTAGGGGTGACTTTTCTAAAGCTAAAGAGAAATTAAACTGGGAACCAGAAAAATCTTTTGAGGATATGATACTCGAAATGGTAAATGCAGATATAAAAAGGATAAAAAATTAATGTCAGAAATTTCTATTGTAACTTCAATGAGCCACAAGCTGTACACTCAATATGCTGCCAGTCTCATTGAAACTTTTAAAGAACACAACATATCTTTCCCTTTACATATATACACTGAAGATAATGTTGATTTATTTCCTACAGAAAATAACATTATTTTACATAAAATAAGCCCTGATTGGGAGCTTTTTCGAGACAGGAACAAACATAGAAAGTTTAAGAGCTATATGGAAGACGGAGTGAGATTTTCTACTAAAGTGTTTTCTCAGTATGACCACTACAAAAATATTGGGGGGAAATTCATGTGGGTAGATGCTGATTGTGTATTTTTAGCTCCTTTAACAGAGAGTTGGGTAAATAAAATGCTACAAGAGTCTTTTGTTGCTTTTTATGATAGGCCCGGGGTTTATACCGAATCAGGGGTAATATTTTTTGATAGCACTAAAGAAGTGTCCGATACTTTTTTTGAAAAGTATGTAACATACTATAAAGAAGACTCTGTATATTTACTTCCCTACTATACAGACTGCCACGTTTTCGACGCCGTTAGAAACTCTTGTAAAAATATCTTAGATTATAAAGAAAATAAGTTAGGACAATTTCAATCACATAAAAATCTGCATGTTATGGCTTTAGATCCTAGTTTGTCCCCTTTCATTGATCACAGAAAAGGAAACCGAAAAAAGTTTAAAAATTCGCCAGAGTTGCTAAAGCAATGAAAGCAGGAAAAATTTGGGGAACGACAGAATTAATTGAACATAACAACTCATTAGAGTTTCATAGAATTGAATTTCAAGAAGGTTATTGCTGTTCAGAGCATTATCATAAGACAAAATGGAATGGATTTTTTGTCGAGTCTGGGGAGATGATGATAAAAACTTGGCAAGATGAGCCTGAAGATGAAACCCCACATCTTTGTGACCAAACAATTCTTCGTGCAGGAGACTATTATAAAGTAGCGCCGGGAAAGTGGCATCAATTTTTAGGTATTAAATCAGGGGTTGCCTTTGAGTTGTATTGGTCAGAGTTTGACGGTAATGATATTGTAAGACGAACACAAGGAAAAAAATTATGACACAAACAGAATTAAATCTTGACACAAAACTAGAAAGCCCCTATAATGGACTATTCTGGTGCTGGTATAGAAAAGAGTTTTTTCGATGGCCGCAATATATTAACTGGTATAGGAGTACCAAACTTTGAAAATTTATACAAGTGAAGACGATTTATATCAATATGAAGAAGGTTGGAATCGTCCTCCAATCGTAGTGCCTTCTGTAGTTTTTCAGACGCGAGTGCGAGATGTAACTATTGACGGTCCAAACCCATATCGATGGGAGCAGAAAACTAGTTATGATTATTTTGCGGGTAAAAGAGTAGTTGTATTTTCCCTGCCGGGCGCTTTCACGCCAACCTGCTCAACTTATCAGCTTCCTGCTTTTGAAGAAATGTACTATACCTTTCAAAATCGAGGTATCGATGCAATTTATTGTATCTCTGTAAATGACGGATTTGTAATGAACGCTTGGGCAAAAGCACAGAATATCAGTAACATAAGAATGATTCCTGATGGTAGTGCTGAGTTTACCCGAGGCATGAATATGGAGGTTCGTAAAGATAATCTCGGCTTTGGAACTCGTTCATGGCGCTATGCAATGGTCGTAAATAATGGTCTCATCGAAAGCATGTTTATCGAAGAGGGAAGAGAAGACGACCACGAAGAAGACCCATACGAGTACACTATTCCTGCCTTTATTCTGGATACTCTCTAATGGATCTAACTAAATTAAATAAACTCGTAATCACGATGGAGGAGTGCGGAGAGCTAATTCGAGCCTGTTCAAAAGTAATGAGGCACGGAGTTGAAGACCCTAAATATCTTTCAAACTTGGTTGACGAAATGGGTGATGTACGTGCAATGATATCTGTTCTCGCAACAGCCTACGAACTTGACCAGGGCAAAATTGAAGACGCTACACAAAAAAGGCTCGCAAAGATGAAGCGCCCCGATTACAGTTGAGGACAAAAATAACTCTTGACATTTTTTTCTCGAGGTGTTATACTATTGGAAATTGTGAGAGTAGCGTTCTGTGAATATATTTGTTCTTGACAACGACATTGACTTGTGT